TTTTTCGCATAATAACACGCTTATGTGACGGGTCACCCCAACACCATCTATTTTTAATAGACGGAACAGTTGCTATGAAAAGTCCTTTAGGTTTAAGTATTCGCCAATATTCACTAAACTCTTTAAAGAAAAACTTATAGTCACCCTGATAAGCTAGATGTTCTAATACTTCATATGCGTGTATTTCATCAAACTCGTTGTCAAAGAACGGTAATGGATGCACTGTTAAATCATGAACTATGTCTGGATTATGTTTAGGGTTTATATCTAAACGAATAAGGTTTGTAAACTCTTTCTTACCCTTTAGACACATAATCTTTGTTTTTCGGCTACCACAGCCGATAAGTAATTCTTTCATTAACTTCCTTTCCAAAGTAATGAATAGGGGTGGCTTTTACACCACCCCAAAAACATACTTATTAATACCCTACAGCTATAACATACGCATCAGTTGCGTTTTGAGTACAAGATGTAACGTGGTCATCTTCATAAAAGATTACACTAAGTATTGTTGAAGTAGTAGCAGTTGTTGATACTCGTACATGAGCACAATCTGCAGTTGGAGCTTCTTTCATTTGACCGAAAGCAGCAACAACAGTACCCATCTCATCAATACGAAGAGTACCAGTTGTGTTTGTTGCACCATCAATTTCTACTACAGCAACTTTAAATTGACCAGCAAATTCAGTGATATTGCTAGTTGTTTCTGTAAAAGCAGCCATTTATTTCTCCTCATTTCAAGGGGTGCAGAATTAACTACACCCCATATTTAATCTAACTTATACTAATGACGTAATCGCTGTATCTAATTGAACTACACCATATGCCTTAGCATTAAATGTAACTCTTTGAATACCGCCGATGATTCCAGTAGCATAACCAACTTTGTTCTGATAATCAAAAGTTTCTTCTACCATTCTCATTGATTCACTAGTCTGTGCAAAAACAACAGCTTGACGACCGCAAAGAACTGCTCTGCAACAATCTGCAGTATAGTCAGTATTAGAAGCACCAGCTTCAAAAGAATCGCCAGCAATACTAATATCTAACCAAGGTACATATTCATGTTCATGGATAATAACGCCATCCCAAACACCTAAAGCACCCGTGAAGATAGGGTTACTATCGCCACGAACAGCTGCTTCACGCTGAGCCTGAGCATAAGTTGCATTGTTCTTCAAATCAAACGCTTGGTAAGGATGAATAAACATAACATAATAGTTTCTTCCATCAATCTTTAACGGTTGAATTTTAGGTTCAGCTGTCATAGCTTTAATCTTAGCTCTTGAAATCAATTCAGGAGTTAAGAGGTCAGTAGCTGCAAGAGAAGCTGCACCACTAGCATAATCAGCACAAAGATAACGAGCACCATAACCAGCTGCTGTATCTGTGTTCTGTTGGTCAAAAGCTGTGCCACTATCAGCTAAAGCAGCATTAGACCACTTTGCATCAGTACCCACAACATTACCAGCTATATCTGTTAATGTTAGGTTTGTAACACCAGCTAATTTAAGAAATATCTGCATCTCAATAAACTCTTGCAATCTAATTGAAAGTTTATTCTTTGCATCCATTCTCATATCATAAACATTCTTTTGCTCATCTAAGCGACCAGTTAACCTGACACCAAATCTCTTTTGGTCAATAGAAACTGATTCACTATAAGCAAGAATTGCTTCTTCGTGACCCTCTAACTCATTATCACCATTAACCCCACTACCACTTAATTTAGTAGTTAAAGGAAGTGTAATTGTATCACCCCTAGACTTTTTCAAGTCCGTCTTAATCTGTACTATGTTATTCTCGCCCTCACCCATGAATTTCTTGAAATAAAGATTATCCATAACATCTTTGAATAATACTTTTTGCCAGAGTTCTGGTCTAAGAGCATCAATACTTACTGTGTTACTCATTTTTTAGTCCTTTGTATTATCCCATCAATAACCGCTTTTTTGTATCTGGCTTCAGTTTACTCCATTGCTCGACAGACATTTTAACGGCATCATTGGGAGTTAATTCATCTTCGTTTACCATTCTTTTACCGCTACCTGTTCCGACAGCAGCACTACTAATTTTCTTCTTAGAGTTCTTAATTGCTCTATCTACATTGTCTTTATCTTCTGACTTAACAGATTTTGTTAATTCCCCAAATTTAGGATTCAACTTCGCAATAGTTACTACTCTATCAACAAGAGCTTCTTCACTCGTGTCGCCATCTTCAATAGCGGTTAATAAAACTTCAGAATAAGTCTTGGTTTTATCAGCATCAACTATTTCTTGGGCGAGTACAACTATATCATCAAAGTTGTTATATTTTGCCCTGCCGACTTTCTCGGTAGTTAAAATTCTCTGGTTCCTTTCAATTTCCTTATCTCTATGTTTTTGAGCTTCGTTCTGTTTATCTTGCTCAATCTTTTTCAAATCTCCCATTGTAAGGGGTGTTTTGTCGCTTTCAGCATCAAGCTGACCCTCTATAATCGACTGTAACATTTCTACAGTTAAATCTTCTTTACCCAGTGCACTCTTTATCTCATTGAGTTTTCTTGCACTAACATTCTCTTTGATTGTGTTTAAATCAACAGTTGCTTTTAGTTCATCATACTGCTTTTGTGCATCTTGCCTTTTTTTCTTATCGCCTTTCCATTTCCAATATAATGCTTTTTCATTTGGATTATATTTCTCAGCTAATGACTCATCATTCTCAACTTCATCAAAAGTTGGTAACGTATCTTCTACTTCCTCTTCGCTTTTCTCTTCTTGTTCGCCTGTATCTTCTTTGGTCTTAGGCTCGGGTTGCTTTTCGTGTTCATTATCTTTTCCCTCTATTTTAATTCCATGCTCTTTTGCCAGTTCTATTTCTTCTGGCAGCATACCAGAAGTATCTAATCCAGTTTCGATACTTTGCTGAGTTTCTTCGTTGATTTCAAAGACTTGGGATTCTCCTGTTGTTTCTCCAACTGCAATGATTGCTTCGGTTGACTTATCGTCTGACATGATTCTTTCTCCTTTTGAGATTGTTTTTCCTTGATATATGCTTCATGCAAAACCACTACTGCTTCATACATACTTACTGAAACTGGAAGATTAAACTCTTTACGAACAAAGTCCATAGCTTCCATATACCTTGTCAAATATGACATTATTTCTCCTTTCCTGTGGGAACGTCTACTTTAGCCGCCTCACTTGCCTTTATATTAGCTTCGATTGCTTTAATCTGTGCTAAGAACTTTTTAATTTCAACTTCAGCTTGTTTGATACTCATTTCATCAGTATGCTTCTTAGCCTCTAGTTGAGTTTCCTGCTGTTGAGCCTGAACCATAGCTTGTTGCTGCTGCATGGTCTGTTCAATAATTTTCTTCTTCTCAGCTTCTGGGATTAAACTCATTTCAATGAGTACATTAGGAGGTATGGGTACTCCTTGACTAGCCAAATCAGTTAATCCCAAGAAGTTGGATAATCTAATAGTTTCATTAAAGGGTCCTTCACCTACCGAAACATCATACTTGCCAAGTTCGTTATCATTCAAAACTTGGTTTATAAGTATCATAGCAGAGTCAAAATCCACAACAGTGACAAGTTGACCACGTTCGTCAACCACAGGAGTGTCAGCCGAATTATTAGGATACTGTAACATATAAGATTGTTCGAGTTCTGTTGGTTGTTCATCTTTCACCATCTTTTCTAAACCACGTTGAATAATAGCGGTAACTGGAACAGTAAAGTTTTCTTTAACCCATGAATCCCCTACAACTCTCATGGCAGATTCAATAGTATACATTTCACGTAACTGGCTAAGAATAAACTTGCCCATAATCTTCTTAGTTTCGCTGAAGTTATCAAGAAGCTCCTGAATCATGACAAGTCCTTGACGTTGCTTCAGCAATATTGCTCTGCCAGACTGTGACTGTGAGGCATTTGCCAGGAGGTCAGGATTAACACCAGAAGCTTCTTTTAAGTCTTGTGCGTTTTCTTCGGCAAGTTGTGCATGACCCTGTGATAATGGCGTAGGAAACTCTTTTTCTGGTTTACCTTTAACTGGGTCGTATTCACCAACAAATCCTGGGGCAGAACCCCTTTTCTTTAAATTTGCATAATCTTCAGGACTCATTGAACCCTTTGGAACCATCCAACCAGAGTTTGTAGAAGCATTAAGATGTGCCAACTCTTGTGTTCTTCTTTTGTTAAACTCTAGGTTTAG